CGCTTAGCATCATGTAATGTATGGGCAATCAAAGCACACTTATCAGACATGAACAATGCAGCATCTAACTGAATCATGCACATCTCAGTGGTAAAACCTAACTGACGTGCCTTTAAGATGATGTTACGTGTCCATTCGTTTTCGAAGTATTCAAGCTGTTCAAGTGTCATCTTGAACTTAACTTGCTTACCCTCTTTATTCGTAATGTAGTAAAGATTATTTAAGCGCCATAACTGGTCTTTAAGTTTCGCTTTATGCTCAGGATTCAGCATGGCTACTCCTTATAATTAATCATCCTTCCCTATTTCATCCATCAATTCTGATAATGACTGAACTTCAAGTGTCAGCTTATTCTCTTGTTTGTCAGCTAAGCCAAGCTCACGGGCAACAATAGAAGCATTAAGCAATCCAGCACTTGCACCTTCAAACTTTTGAGTGAAGATAACCCTTTTGATATCGCTACAGATTCCAATAAAACCTTCTTTAGAGCAGTAAGTTGCCCAAGTCTCATCGGAAATATCAAGAAAGAAACACAAGCCTTGAATGGTCATTGCGCGCATCTTAGGTAAATCTTCAACTGTTACAACGCCCTCATATGCAAATGCCTTTGCTTCTTCTAATGGGTTATCTGTCACCCACTCAAAATACTCACAGGCAGCTTCCCATAGTTGTTCTGGATCTTCGAAGATCGGTTTACGACCATGAGAGCTGCGCTGCTCCCAGAATCTATTACCGATTGGAGCTGCCATATATTTACCTCATAAAAAACCGCCACTTGGGCGGTTCGTATTATTCATCTAAGGTTGCTTGAACCTCTTTAATATATTTAAGTAAATTATCTCTACTTAACTCGCTTAAATCCATAACACCATGGCCACCACAATTGCTTAGTATTGCCACAGCAATTGCTGCTTTACCTTTAATTTTTTCACATTCAATTACTGCTTCATATTCAAGGTTATTCATTGTCATTTGTTAGTTTCTCATTTTATAAAGTGAGAGACATTAATAATATGAAATTGGCAATTATTCAAGCACATACTTAAGATCATCAGGCGTTTCCAAATAACACCCTTGTTTATTGCAGAATGCATGAATGTCGTTTAGGTATTCAGTGAATTGAGCTGTACTTGCGTCTGTCGTGCTCATTAACTCACAAAGTCCATCAGCTACTTGTTGATAGGCTGGATGCTTAGATTCCTTCAGCTCTCTAACGGCTTTGAATGTCTTCTTGTATTGGCCAACGTCATCTCGATCATAGATTTTTGCTAAGAAGTTCTTTTTAAAGAACAGATGTTCAAAGTCTTTATCCGTTCCCTGCTTCTTAGCCCACTGATTAAGCCACATCCAGTACAAACGGTTTTGAGCCTTGGAGCGGTCTTTCTCTTGTGGTGCAATCAATACGACTAAAGGTTTACCTTCGTTCGCAGCTTTAGCATGATTATTATTGAGATACCCAATTACATAGTTGATGTCAGAATGGTTTTTGATGACGAATCGTGGTTCCATTTTGACCTCTCTTAGCACATTAGATTTGAATCTTCCTTTTCAATCTCAACACGTAACGTATAGTTACTGCTACCATCAGGAACAAAAGACCAATCTTTTATCTTGCAGTCATTCTCTAATTGGAATTGATTTAGAAAAGCCAAGAGCTCATCTTCAAATTTATCTTCCAGTATTTCTACAATAGGCTTTACCATTTCACTTTCCCGCACAACTCTGGCCAATCAGCATCAGTACTAATTTCAATTATGAAACCGCGACCTTTTAATTCTTGGAGATACGCATCTGTTAGTTCTTTATCTTCTTTGAGGTGGTAAGGAAGATCCATTGCACAAAAGTTTTCGCCTTTCTTAGTCTGACGTTTAATTGCACCTTCAATTTGTTTCTTACACTTGGTAAATGTTCCTGGTTGAGCCATTTTAATTCTCACAAAAAAGAGCCTATTGGCTCAGTTAAAATATTTCTTCATCTTTAAGACTAAGCATCCGCTTTGTTTTCTCTAACCAACCATCAAATAGTTCTTCCGATTCTTGCCTTGTACCTAATTCAAACTTATCGAAAGCAGCGTGGCAAACATGGCACAACGGAACTGTGTATAAATCACTTGCCTTGATACCACGACCTTTCCCGTGCTTTGAACTATTTGAATGCGCAGCTTGACTCGGACTACTACCACACCTAACGCAAGGCAACTTTCTAATCGCTGCCAGTCGCTTACTGTCGCGCATCTAGCACTACTCTTAAATTTTTAATACGCTCTCTAAATTGCACGATCTTTCGATCTACTAAAATCATTTCATCTCTATTGAGCAATTGACGAGATAAGCTTTGATACTTGTTCAATTCAGTAGAATACATTTCGATATTTTTTCTTATTTCTTTTGTGTCCATGTATCACCCCAATCCAATACCTTCACCTAATCCTATTCCATCCATAAAACCACCTGTCTTTAACTTAGATGAAGTGACCGCTAGCTACAGATGGGATTGCCCGTCCGAAGTCACTTCTCTAAATTAAAACAACCCAACCATCCAATTAGGAATGGTCGGGTTGAGTAGTACCGAGTAGTTTAAGGCTGACTGAGTGTGTTAAGGGGTCGCCAATCCGCACCGTGAATACGCACGTCTTTAGGTGGTCAATCCAAGGGTAGTGTTTAAACATCAACTCCGCACCCTTCTAATCACTTTATTGACCAAACAAAGCGCTTATCAATTTTTGTTTGAGACCCTGATAAGTAGCTCTCGTTTTTTTGCTTGTGCTCGACCACATACAAGCGAATGTGTGATTAAGGATAATGAATCCCTGTCTAACCCTTTACGCCCCTATGATGTGCTAGGTAATAAGCCTAATGCCAAGGGTTGAGGCAACTATTGTCTTTCCATAGACAACAAAAAAGCCCACGATTAAGTGAGCTTTGATGTGTTGGTCTTCGGAAATCCGTAATACGACCAGTATATAAAAACTATACTCTTGTTTCCGCAATAATGGAATACCTACGCTTTCATATCTTTGTAAGTATTTCTTTTGTAGGCTTCAACTGCTTTGCCAGCTTCGTCAATTGCCGACTCAATTGCCATAGTCATTAGGTTTTCGTACGGCTTCCATGTCTTGCGGTAGCATTCTACATTCATCTGATGACTCTTAAGCCCTGCATATGCTAAACGGCCTTTAGCTGTGTAATGTTCTTCTAACTCTGGATTTAATGCGAAGTCCAATACCATGCGAGCAATCAACCATGCCAAGTGATATATAGCGACATGCTCAGGCTCTCTTTTCTTGTCGACTGCGGCATTTTGAATCATGATCTTAGCTAGGTGATTACGAACATATTCATAATCACTTTCTGACCTACCTTCGAAAATAATCAGTGCGGTGACTGACTTTGCTAACTGGGTATCCATTGAAGCAATAGCACCCAAGCGGTCTTGATAGTTCAATGGTTTCTCTCCTGTTCCGCGCACCACTGGCTCAATACTTGGTGAACTCGCAGTTAAACCATGAGTCAACCATTCAAAACGTTCAAACTTCTCAACTGCTACTGCATTCATACCGTCACCCTAAATCATTAAGTACTTTTTAATTTCATCTATGGCTTCATCTGCACCGAAGCAGACTTTGCACATGTAACCTTGTTCTTCTAAGCGTTGAATCATGAGCCTTTGACTTGGTTGTAACTTCCCTTTCTTTGACTTCAACTCAATCCAAAGCCCGTGTATCTCACCATTTGGAACAATTAGCTGAAGGTCTGGAACACCAGCCTTCACGCCTAACTTCTTGAACTTTGCAGCTTCAATTATGTTTCTTGAGCCACCATTAGGAATATGAAACAGGTAATCACTCAAACGACCTGAACCATACTTCACACGATGCGCCCAACTCATGAGCGTCATCTGTTCTTGATCTTCTGTTGGCACTCTATTGAATCTCTTTGAACGAGCTGCCTTCAGTGACTGGACCCTTTGAGCCTCTTTGAATGTGGTCATTTGACATACTCCGTAATTAAGCGGATAACCAAAACCATAGTTAAAGTCGCTGCTATTACTCCCCAAGCAAAAAAGAATCCTCTGCCAAACCACTCCATAATTGCAGGTGTTGAAAGCTCACCGTTGTACCAACGCCATGCATACTTAATTGATACGAATAGCGCTGCACCGTAGATAATTGCTATCGCAAAGTCTTTCATCCTTCCCCCTTGAGCGCTTGCTCTAACTTCTTAACCGTGTCAAAACCAATGGCACCTGATAAATACATATTTTCAATTTCGATAATTACTGCATCCACCCGCTTTTGCAGCTTAAACATGTTTATGCCTTGCTGGGTGTACAGGGTTTGCAGCTCGTCACGCTCTTGCTTGATCTTTTTAAAGTGAACTTCATGACCAATCACTTCACCGTGATGAGATGCTTTAAGCTCCTCCACTTTCGCTTGCTGGTGCTGCCATACAACCCACTGAGACTGATACGCAGAAGCCGTGGCATCTGCAACATATGGGCAATAATATCGATTTGTTTTTTCATCAAACTCAATCCAATGTGCAGGGATCGGAAAGGCCTTTTGAAAATCTTCTCTACACTTATCCATCTCAAACATCCCCACTTTGCAATTAGGCGAAATGTGGTTTTCTGGTTTTTCTAGGGTTTCTAATTCCCTCGGATTCGAGGGTTTATCAATGCGGTGACCTGCTGCGATTTCTTCTGGTGTGGCAAATTCAATCTCTCCTTTAGTTGTATGAAGGCGCCAGTTTTCCCCATTCTTTATGAAATTACACTTGATAAGATCCTTATCAATACTGCTTATTTGGTAGATAGACTCGGTTATTTTGTCTGTGCGTTTAACCCAATCCCCGACTTTAAACTCACTCATGGCTGGCTCCTTTTTCTTGCTCATACCGCCTCCTTGTAACGTTTAGTAATGGCTTCCTGCTTAAGCTGGTCTAGCATTTTCAGCTTTCTTAATTTCTCATAGAGGTTCGCTGCTGCTCTTGTTTCTTCATTACGAGTACCGAGGTTGTACGCTCTACGCAGCTTCATCATTGAGGTGTAATCTACAAATTCGATCATGCTTTCAGCTCCCCTTTAACATTCAGGATGTCTTTTGCGTATTGAGTTGCCTTGTAATGATTTTTCCCAACACGTTCGAAATATTTCCATTCAACAAATTTTTGAAGATTGCTGTAGATGGTTCCTCGATTGAAATCAAACACTGATTCCTTCACGTCTTTGACACTGAAAGGTGCTGATGCATGACAGCCAAACACGAGTAAGCTAAGCTGGTCATCAAAGTTTAATTTCTTTGTTCTATTTAAAGTTTTCACGCTGCACCTCTCTCTTCCACTGGAAATGACATGCCTACGAAACGACAAATATCTAAGCGATCCTGAACCTTTACAGATCCGCGCTTCCCGTGACGGTTTTTAGCAATGATTAATTCAGTTACACCTGTAGGTGCATTTGTCTCTTTTTCGAGTAATGGGTGGACCATGATAATTTGGTCTGCATCCTGTTCAATTTGACCTGAGTCTTTAAGGTCGCTTGCAACAGGTTTATGTCCTTCTGCTGCTCGGTTGAGTTGAGCTAATGCAATTACTGGACAATCGAACTCTTTAGCCATAGCTTTTAAATCACGGCTAATTGATGCAACTTCTTGAACGCGATCTTTTTTAGATGGGTCACGGATTAAACCCAAGTAGTCCACAATGATGCAGCCTAAAGCCTTATATTTGCGTTTTGCTTTACGCGCATAGCTTTGGATTTCAGAAATTGTTGGCTTCTGCTTCTCTTCAATAAAAATTGGAAGGTTGCGGAACTGAGCTATCGTGCCAGTAAGCTTTTCAAACATCCCGTCATAAATTTCCCCATTGTGCAGATTGTTATATGGGATATGCCCTAATGCTGAGATCATGCGGTTGGTTAGGGTTGGTGTGTCCATCTCAGCAGAGATAAATAAAACAGGCATGTTGTAGCGCTTAGCAGTTTGCATTGCACACATTTGCGCGAGTGTTGACTTGCCACTACCCGGACGACCACCAATAACGCAAAAATGTCCTTTCTCGATTGTGCCAAGAAGGTTATCTAAGTGAGGAATATTAAATTGAACTCCAATAAACCCTTTTTCTTCCTTCTGGGCGATTTTCTTCTCGAAACGTTCTAAAGTTTTTTCTAAGGCTTGATTGAAATCAAAACCAGTTTGCTTCTGTTCGATAGTGCTACTTGATGTGCTGAATAGGTTCTCAGCTTCAAGGTAAATATCACTTACTGTTAAGTCTTTTGCCCGTCCAGCAATGGCAAGTCCAATGCCTTCAACTTCACGGTGATTTTTTAACTTTGTTAATTCAGCAACAAAGTATTCAAGGTGATGCACACTACCTATAGCGCTGTTTAGTTGAATTAAATATTCTTCACCGCCGATATCGTTTAGCAGATTTCTTTCTTGAAGATGCTTGCCAACGAATACAGCGTCATATGGCATATCAGCATTTGATAACTCAATAATGGCGCGATAAATGATTTTGTGCCGTCCAGCGAAGAAATGTTCCTCAGTCAAATCGTTTGCAACTACTTCAAGTGAGTTGCTTGTTGTCATGAGTGCAACAAGAACACTCTGCTCAATAGAAATATTTTGGATATCAGAACTCATTACCAATCTCCATAATTAAGATCAGCATTTTTCATATCTGCTGGTGTTTGTTGTTGTGCAGAACCATTCAAAGTTTCAAATGCTGGCTTCCAGTTGTAACGACTAGCAAACCCAATCCACGATTCACTCAAAACAATACGAGCTGCATCATTAGTTGAAATCCCTGCATTGCAGCTTTCGTGGTAATGCTTGATCACAGCATCAAGAGTTAATGGTTTTTTAAGGGTCTTACGGTATTCATTGAATCGTTTAGCAACCTCAAGATCTAAACCGATAGCGACAAGAGCTTCACATGGTTTCTTCCCTTTCAAGATTTTTTCAAGCTCAGCCGTGCTTAACTTACTATCTGTAGTAATCTCTGTAGTATTCTCTGTATATGTGTCACCCTCCAGGTGGGGAGGGTCTTCCCTGTAGGGTGGGAGGTCATGACTTTCAAGTGAGGAGGGTCCTACCGTAGAAGTTAGGAGGGTGGTCACTTCAAAGAGAACATGGGTAACTAATTCAATGAACAAAACATTGCTAAGTTTTTGACCATTTACATCTACAGAGCGGAAGTGACGCTTGATCACGCCGAACTTTTCAAGACGATCTAATGCTTCTTTAACTTGCTTCCTTGAGAACCCAAATTGATCTGCTAGACTCTGATATGAGCGTTGCAATAAATCAGCTTTGAATTTTTTCTTTACCGAAACGATATGCCCAGAATCTTCATCACGGACAATAGTCGGACGATGCCAATAAACAATTTCTGAAAGCAAAATGACCGCATTTGTATCGGGCTTCCCATTTTCTAACTTGAAAGTATTAAACCAATTAGCAGGAATGACATTGCCTTCAATATTGAGGCTGGCAATTTTGTCTACAACCGGATGACCTGTGGTGTATAAGCTCATACAACACCACCTTGCTTAAATTCCTTATACAGCTCATCAATTTCTTCAATGAAGAAACTATCTAAATCAGAGTCATATAAGCGTTTTAAAGCTCCATATCGATTTACAAACTCAGGGTACTTAGATTCGTACCACTGAATAAATTTAAAAGTGGTTTTACTCATCTAGTTCCCCTTCTCTACTGTTTCTGCTAATATTGAATGGTTCATTTGGTCCTTCTCCGATTGAACATTGAGCCTGATCCACGAAATCAGGCTTTTTTAATGTCTGCTGTTTCTGAGCGCACTGATAAATCTGAATGCAGCTCATGGTTTTTATCGCTCTCTGTTAAGCCGAAAATCTTTTGTTTAATCTTCGTCTCAGCTTTCAATTTTTGGAGATGAGGCTTGATTAACGTTTCGTACACATACTCACTTGCACCCTGTCCTGCTCGTAGCATTTCAGCCAATGAGGACAACTGTTCTTTGTGGTCTGTTGGCATATGGATGGTGATAGACGCATCCTTCTTTGGTTTACGTTTAGTCATGGTTTTTCCTAGGCAGTTAATGCTTGACGGTCAGCCTTTAGCTTTCCATTTGTTAATACTTCAAAGGCAGCTTGCGTTCTTGGTGGTATGCCTTCTTGCTCCCATTTGGTAATACCTGAGCGTGCTTTTTTGATTTTCTTGGCTAGTTGAGAGTTATTTTCTACACCGTAGAACTCCCTCAAATGCTCTACATTCATATTCAAATTCCTGAACATATTAATTCAACTTATTGAACAACATGTTCAAGCATTTGTCAAACTTCTTGTTCATAATTTTGAACATCTGATATAAGGTTTTGAACGATGGATAATTCTGTTTCTGATCGCATTCAATCTCGAATGGCTGAATTAAAGTTATCTCAAGCGGATTTAATGAGGCTCACTGGCGCTGCTAGAGGAACTGTTTCTGGTTGGGTAAATGGAAGTAATAATCCGAGCGCAAAGCACATTGAGGCGCTAGCAACCGCATTAAAAACAACATCCAGATGGATTCTTACTGGAAAAGAAAAACAAAATTTAACCAACTTCAACATGCAAGAATTTATGGATAAGCACGGCCTATCCAAGAAAGATGAATCATCATTTGATGTGAATGATATTCAAAGCGCGTCAGTAGTTGAGTATGGTGGGGATGATGGATTTATCTGGATTGATGTGGTAGAGGCAAGTTTTTCTTGTGGCACAGGAGAATCTATAGAGTTTCACTTTGATGTGATCAATGGAAAACAGCCATTCCCACCTAGTTTTTTTAAACAAAAAAATGTTCATCCTGATTGCATGCGCATCATCAAGGCTAAAGGCGACAGTATGGCGGACAAGATTGAGGATGGGGATTTGGTTGGCATTGATATATCCCAAACCGACATTATTGATGGTCAAATTTATGCTGTTTACTTTGAGGGTGAAGGCATGATTAAGCAGATTTTCAAGGAAGAAGGCGGGAAACTGATTCTGCACAGCCTAAATCCTAAATACAGAGATCGTGAAGTCACGGAGCAAAATGGATTGAATTTTAAAGTTATGGGTCGCCAATTTTGGCGTGCAGGTTAAAAAAGGAGAATGGAATTGGACAATTCAAAACTACCAATCAACCAGATTATTGCCCGTATTAATGATGCTGCGAAACATGGTGAAGCTTTGGTGCTAACAGCCGAAGAAGTGAAGATTCTTTCCAAAGATATTGGCGACAAAGTCTTTATTCCTGTGCTTACTAATGAGCAGGTCGTGCAGTTGGTAAAAGAAGGAAAGCTTGGACAGAAAATTAATAACACCAAAGATTAATAAACTGTGAACCCGACACAGTCTTTTAAATGTGGGGTATATCACTTATTAGATAGTAATATTTATTGATGTTTTAGTGTGTAATGTGTAGATTGCCAATAGTTTTTATAGTAGATATTGGGATTATGCAATATGTCTAATATTGAGCAAGATACACGTTTTATTGTTAACAATAATTTGATTAACAAGGGCTGGATCTTGGACATTCAAGATCCAAACAAAAATGTCTTTTTTGAATCAGATATCTTAAGAATTGTTAATAATGAGTTTCTCAAGAAAAGTAAAAAAAGACCCGATTATGTTCTTTTCGATTCACAAAATAAGCGGCCAATCGGTGTAATTGAAACGAAATCAGGTGGAAAAAGCTTAACAAAAGCACTGGATCAGGCAACCGAATATGCTGAAATGCTTGATGCACCTTTGATATTTGCAATGAATAATGGTTTCTGCGAAACACGGCATTTGTATACCCAAAAACCATTATTTATTGATGAAAATGAGGTTAATGAATTAATAAGAGTAAATGAAGCTAAAGAGTTCATATTGCAGGAAACAAATGGTATTTATATTACACCTAAAGAAATTTTAGTCTCTCGCAAAGAGTTAATTAATGTTTTCAAGAAGTTAAATAACTCACTAAGAGGTGAAGGTTTAAGAGCTGGTATAGAAAGGCTTTCAGAATTTGCAAACATTCTTTTTTTAAAATTGTATACAGAGAATGCTAATACAGGTATTTGGAATTCTCTCAAAAGTCTCGATAATGATTTGCTAATTAATACAACTAATAACATACTACAAGATATTGATAGACAATATGGTGCTTCTGTTTTTACAAATTTACAGCTAACCAACCCTGTTGCTGTTAAAGAGATGATCAAAGAGTTGGATAAGTTAAAACTCTCATCAATAGATACCGATATTAAAGGAGATGCTTTTGAGTATTTCTTACAGCAAGCTACAGCAACTAATAATGACTTAGGAGAATATTTTACTCCACGTCACATAACTAAAACCATTGTTAACTTAGTCAACCCTAAATATGGTGAAAAGATCTATGACCCTTTTTGTGGGACAGGTGGTTTTTTAACAGAGGCATTTGATCATATAAAAGATAACACTTTAATTGCAAACAATAGTAGTGAAGAAATCAAGCTTAAACATAATACTATTTTTGGAAGAGAAATTACCTCAAATGCAAAACTCGCAAAAATGAATATGATTCTGCATGGGGATGGGCATAGTGGAATTTGCCAGATAGACACACTTCAAAACCCTATTGAATCTGAATATGATGTGGTTATAACCAACATGCCATTTTCTCAAAAAACTTCTTATTCTCACTTATATGAGAATAAGTTAGCTAAAAACGATGGTGATGGAGTATGTGTTCTACATTGCTTTAAAGCAACAAAAAAAGGAGGGCGAATGGCATTAGTAGTACCTGAAGGCTTTCTTTTTAAAGCCGCTTTAGCTCCAGTAAGGAAGTATTTATTTGAAAACGCCCAACTAAAAGCAGTAGTTTCACTTCCAAAAGAAGTTTTTCTGCCATATGCAAAAGTTAAAACCAATATACTCTACTTTACCAACTGTCATAATGGTAGAACAAATTCTGACGTTTTTTACTACAATGTGACAAATGATGGCCTAAGTTTAGATTCTTTCCGTAGAAAAATTGACGAAAATGATTTAAAAAATTTAGATTTTGCTGATTTAAATAAGAGCGACTTTGATAAATATTATAATGAATTAGGTTTCTTAAAAGTTAATCCAGAATTAATCAGAAGCAATGATTATATTTATAATTATGCTCACTATAGTAATTCACATATAAAATCAAAATTCCCAACTATAAAACTAAAAGAACTCCTATCCTTGTCTGGCAAAGTCAAAGTGGGAGAGGATACAAATATACCTATTATGAGTATCACTATGGAACATGGCTTAATTGATCAGCATGAGAAATTTAAAAAACGAGTCGCAAGTTCTGATATTTCTGGGTATAAAAAGGTTTTTAAAAATGAACTTGTAATGGGGTTCCCTATAGATGAAGGTGTTCTAGGATTTCAAAAATATTACGATGCTGCTGCCGTAAGCCCAGCATACAAAATCTTTAGATTAAAACGAGAAGTTAATGTAGAATATTTGGATTTGATTTTGAGATCTAATTCTCTAAGAAAAATATACAAAAGTAAAATGCAAGGCAGTGTAGAGAGACGACGCAGTATTCCTGATGAAATGTTTTTGAATATTGAGATCCCGAATCCTCCTGAAGAGGTTAAAGATCAAATAGTAAAACAACATAAACTAATAAAGGAAATTGAGAATAGTCTCAAGGAAAATCAAAAAAAATTGCGTCTAAAGACAGAAGCATTATGGGAACTTCCTCAAAATTACAACTAATCCCCCCTTCGAACCCACCCAGCGTGGGTTTTCTTTTGTCTATTAAAGCATGAATTCAGAATATTGAACATTTTTAATTAATTTATTGAACAAAGTATTGACATTAATGTTCAATTAGTTGAACATAACTCTACCGAATATTAAAAAGCCCTGAACAATCTTGGCGGATGCAGGGCTACTCAAAGAGTGAGATAAGTATGAATCAAAGAATTGAAAAGTACAAGTTTAGCCAAGCCTTCAGGGATGGCTCGAAAGCATTCCTAGCTTTCTGGGTTATCACCTTCATTGCATTTGCATTCTTAAAAGGCTGTGCCGACGAGCAACACGTCAACGAACTCAAAGCAAAACAGAACATGTATGTGCGTGTTCAGGTTGAGGGGGTGAAGTGATGGAAATCTATTCAATTGAACATGGCTGTTGTGAAGACGATGTTTGTGGGCGCAATGGCTGTGATGGAACGATTGTTAAAGATACTGATGCTGAGAGCTGTAGCTGTCATATCAACCCACCTTGCAGCTATTGCCACTGCGAAGTTCAGTGCAACAAATGTGATTGGTCTTCACGAAAAGAAAACGTACAAGAACAAAGCAAAACTGCACCACCAAGTGATTGGTATATACAAATGAAGAAGCGTGAAAAGGAATTTCGTGATCAGTTGAACGACGCTTCCTTTGAGTTTGACAAGGTTTCATTCAGAACGGAAAGCCACTCTAACAGTTCTATGAAAAAGATAGGTGCTTTCCCTCGTGGAATGTCTAGAGAGCAGCTTAAAAAAGAAGTTGATGGAACATTTGGCGGGCGCTTTGAGTGGGTTACTGAAAATCGTTTCTCTTTCATAGCTTATACAGACTAAGGAGCCCTCTCATGGATAACTACATAGCACTAGCTAGTTTCATTGGGTTCTTCAACCTCATCTTGGCGGTTCACTGGGGGATTATCTAATGAATATGTTAGTTAACAAGCCAGAGTTGCTGTGCCCTTCTTTCCCTTACTTGGACCTATCTACAGACATCCAAGTTGAAGGTGAAACGGTTTATTTCGACCTAACTTACGGCTGCAATGTACTTAACTGCCAGATCAAAGCTGAAACGACTTATGACACTCGTGAAGTAACTGATCAGTTCAGTGGTTGTGCCCGTGACCAAGAATATGAAGTGCTTGTAGTAGATACAAAAACTCATGCTGTAGTGACTGATAAAGACGGTATTGAGTCACCTATAGGCTTACGTTTCAAGCTAACAGACGCACAAGTGAACAGCTTAAACGAGCAGCTTAAATACTACGCCGAAGAATTGGCAGATGAAGAAGCGGGAGTGGTGTGATGTCATTTGAATACATTAACAATACCTATGGCGTAAATGCAGAACTTGGTCGTCGTGTAATTGCTGATGGTAAGCCGGGCATTATCACTGGAACTCACAACGCTCTCATTGTTGTAAATCTTGATGAAGATAAACCAGGAGAACGAACTTACTGGCACCCTACTTGGAACATGCAATATCTAGGCATGGGCAAGATTAGAAAAATGACTGCTGGTCAAAGACGTTATCAAGAATTCCTTGACGCAGATTGGTTCGATGGAAACTTTGCACAATGGCTAGGTGTTGATAAAGAAAGCAAAGCTCGTCGTGAATCGTATAAGAAATATGGGTATTAGGAGAAGATTATGAATGCGCCAGTAAACGAATTACAAGTATTAGAACACAACGTAATTGTAGCGGCTTTCGCTAAACGTGGCGGTACAGATGAATTGTATGAGCGCATTGCTCAAGAAGTTTGTTCTCATGTGCCAGATGTAAGCACTAAAAAAGGCCGTGATGCGATTGGTTCGCTTGCGTTAAAAATCAGTAAGTCAAAAACACTTATTGAGAAATGCGGCAAAGAATTAGTAGCTGAACAAAAAGCCCAAATCAAAGTGATTGATGATGATCGAATCTCAATTGTTAAGAAGCTTGATTTATTGCGCAATGAGGTTTTGGCACCACGCGATGCTTGGGAACAAGCTGAGAAAGATCGTGTTGAAAAACATCAAGCAAATATTCGTGCAATTAAAAACCTTCATGACGAGCGTACTCCTTATCAAGAATCTATAGAAATTAAAAGCCGCATCATTGAATTAGAAGGCTTTGAAGTAGATGCTTCATTCGAAGAATATGAACAAGAAGCAAAACTTGCAAAGCTTGAGACTTTAGACAAGTTGCGCAATGCCCTTGTAGATCGTGAAAAGTTTGAGGCTGAATCTGCTGAACTTGAACGCCTACGCAAAGCTGAACAAGAACGTTTACAACGTGAACACGAAGAACGCATTGCACATGAAGCAGCTGAAAGAGCCCGCCTAGAAGCTGAGCGTAAAGCTAAAGAAGAAGCCGAACGTGTAGAACGTGAAAAGCAAGAAGCTGTTGCTAAAGCAGAGCGTGAAAAACGCGAAGCTGCTGAACGTGAAGCTCGTTTAGTTGCTGAAAAAGAAGCTGCTGAATTACGTGCACAACATGCAGCAGAAGCAGAACGTAAACGTATTGAGGCTGAACAAGCTGTGAAGCTAGAGGCCGAACGCCAAGCAGAAGAAGCGCGCCAAGCTAACCAAGCACATCGTAAAAAAATCTGTAATGAAGCACTTAAAGGCTTATTGGCTTTGGGTATTGATGAAGCAAAAGGAAAAGAGATTTTGCAAGCCATCAATAAAGGCTTAGTTCCACATGTATCTATTAATTTTTGAGGATTAAAAGATGAGTAATATTGTTTTGTCACAAGTTAGCAAGATTGCATCAGCTTTTAATATGCAAGATGTTGATCCTGCTGAGTTAGCAAATACTCTTGTTAATACAGTATTTAAGAAAGCAACAAATGATGAATTTCTTTCTCTATTAATTGTTGCAAACCAGTACAAGCTAAATCCTTTTACAAAAGAAATTTATGCATTCCCTGCCAAAGGTGGCGGCATCACACCAGTTGTTGGTATTGATGGATGGGCACGCATTATTAATGACAATCCTGTATGTGATGGTATCCAGTTTGAACAAGATGATGAGTCATGCACATGCAAGATTTTCCGTAAAGACCGCAACCACCCTACTGTTGTGACTGAGTATTTATCCGAGTGTCAGGGTAATTCAGAACCTTGGAAAAAATACCCAAAACGGATGCTACGTCATAAGGCTTTAATTCAATGTGCCCGTGTTGCCTTCGGCTTCTCAGGTATTTATGACGAAGACGAAGCTCGTCGTATTGATGATTGTCATATCCCTACCGTTCAGACTGTTAGTTCAGATGTCCCTCAAGGTTATGAAGCCTATGAGCAGCAGCATTTAGATAACATGCGCGCTTTGGCAATGGAAGGCACAGAAGCCTTGCAAACTGGCTACGCTGAATTGCCTCAGGGCGACTGCAAAAAATACTTCTGGACTAAGCATAGCGCTTCATTAAAAGAAGCAGCACAAAATGCTGATCAACCACAAGGGCAAGTGTATGAACATTCTCCAGCGTAGTGAAGATTGGCATTCGGAACGCTGTGGCAAAGTCACAGCAAGCCGTGTAAAGGATTTAAATGCAAAGCCTAATAAAGGCAAAGCTTTAAATGCATTGGGTTTAACTATTCTAGCTGAGCGCCTCACTGGCGTTCAGAAGGAAATCTTCACAAACCAAGCTATGCAATGGGGTATTGATAACGAGCCTCATGCAATTGCGGCCTATGAAAATGAGACGGGTAACTTTGTAGTTGGTACAGGTTTAATTGACCACCCTTACATTGAAATGTTCGGGGCTTCACCAGATGGACTTGTAGGTGACAAAGGGCAAATAGAAGTTAAGTGTCCAGACACTACAACGCATTTGAATACCCTTCTGACTAAGCAAGTTCCAGATGAGCATATACCTCAAATCACTAGTCAGTTGGCTTGTACTCGTCGTGAATGGTGTGACTTTGTGAGTTATGACCCACGTCTACCAGAAGGATTACAAATCATTATTATTCGCGTCTTTGCTAATGACTTGGCTATCGAAGCATTGGAGCAAGATGTTCGCAAATTCAACCAAGCTATAGATGACGCAATTAAAACATTGAAGGTGGCAGCATGACAGATCAAGAATACAGAGGGAACATGAACTACCCTTTTCAAGATCACATCGTCTTGAATGTTGAAGAAAACGTAGTGCCCTTCCCAAGAACAAATCTGCATAAGTGCCAACATGCTCAAGTTGAAATTGACACTAAAGCTTTGGAACTTACATGCATGAAGTGTGGAGCAAAAGTAAACCCTGTGATGTGGATCAAAGACACTATGAAGTATTGGTCCCGACAGCAAGCAAGGATTACAGAGCAGAAAAAGCAGATTAGTGAAGACCTTGATGAGCTTAAGAAAAGAGCAAGAACCAAGTGTCAGCACTGCAACAAGGTGACTGCTATTAACTTAAAGAATTTCAAATTTACATTAATTGGGTGATGACATGACAGATTTGAATAAGGAAAGAGAGGCTTTTGAGAAGCTTTCGGAAATTGCAGAAATACTGAATGAGGAAAAATCTCATTTTAATGGTGATTTTTACGACTTACCATTCAACTCATGTGCAGAATCATTTATCAATGGAGCTTGGTATGCATGGCAAGAAAGAGCCAAAGCTCAGGCGGTGCCAGAGGGTTATGTTTTGGTGCCGAAGGAGCCAACAGAAGTGATGGAGCGTGCTGGCTTTGATAAAGGCGCTGGCTTCTTAGCAAATAGCATTTACAAGGCAATGGTAGAAGCAAGCGAATCGGGAGCTGAAAAATGAGCATAACTCTTAATGGTCACCAATTAAAAAGCCTTCTCGAATTTGTAAATCCAGATGGTGAAAATGATTTAG